TACTTGTTACTGCGCCATTCGCTATCTTTCCAGATGTGACCGCTGCGCTTGCGATTTTCGATTCAGTTACGGAATTTGACGCAAGCTTCACATCTGTAACAATCCCATCAGCAATTTGAGCGGCTGCACTAACCCCACCAGTTGCAATTTTCCCTGCTGTGACTGCTCCAGCTGCAAGTTTCGAACTTGTAACAATCCCATCAGCAATTTGAGCAACAGTAGTTAACTTTAACTTATCCATACGCGCGCGCTTAGTTTTCTTTGTAACATTAGGTTCCGATGCGTCAACAATTAGTAACTGATCCGCCCCATCAGTCGAAGTCAATTCATCTAATTCACTGATTTTTGCCAAAATTGGATCTGCCATTCTAAAACTTCCTTTCAATTCCCAGTAACTCAGTATCGAGGAGAAAACCCCCCGTGAGTTTGCTCGTTATTTTCGTCACAATCCCATTGACACCTTTTTGATAGAGAGACTCTACTAACTTGAAATGTCCTGGTCTTATGCTCGCCCGAGGAAAAAGTGTCATATTTTGACGATAACGGAGTTTTGCAAAATGGATCAACATATTGAAAACATCCGGCGCAATATCCGCGCTTACCATTGTCGCCTTTTCAACTTTCCAAACATTCGGAGCCGCCGATACCTGCCAAAATTTCGCGTAATAGACTTCTCCATAAGTAGCAGTATCTCCATAAACTGCCCCGCTGGAATATTTCTTTGTCGCTTCTGCCTCGTCATAAACAAAAGCCCGTGTGCTTGCAATCCACGGATAACCCCTTACCACAACGTTACCAGCTATCACAACATGCAAAAAGATATGATTAACACCATATTGATAAGCGCCTTCCCAACTCAGTACGCAGGAATCTTCGGTAGTGATCGCTCTATTGTCTTCTGTCATGAGATACGCGGGCACTGAACCAACGCCCTCAGCTACCACGTCATAGTATGGCTTTGAGTAGACGATTTTGTAATCTCCTGGCTCAAGCCATGCGGAATAAATCTCTTCCTGAGTAAGACCCTTGGTGTAGTCGTGGGAAATTAACTCAATCCCCGTTACCAACGGCTCAAGTTTCAAGTCTTGTTTGTCGGTCTTATCATTCGTCCCAATAACACCATCGTATTGGTAATCACCAAAAAATACCTGCCCAAAATACGGGTCGCCATAATACTGAGTAGTCTCATTCACTCCAGGAACGGGCAACACCACATCTTTAATCACAATCTGGTCGCTTTGCGCTGTTACTGCGATGGCGCGTCCCGCAAACAACACTTGCTGTAAAGCTTCTCTCAATTTACTCGCGGGTAAATATCCCTTTACCATCCGCCCCGCAACCACGTCTGATACTGAGTAAGGAATGCCCACGGGGTCAAGGATTGTGCTAATCGCTTCACCCAACGACACGGAATTTTCCCAGAACATTCCATCAAAAGATATTGTGTCCAGAACGCCTATCGCGTCCCTGCATACAAATTCAAACTCGTTTTCAATCGGGTTTTTCCACTCATCAAGGTAGAACCGCCCGATATAGTGTTCAACATCATCAAGGCTTTCATACACGTCCACGATAAGGTTGTTCACGAGTTCCGCGTAAAACTCACCATCCGAAAAGGGGCTAAAGCGGGGATCAGTTGTGTAAATCCTGATTGTCGCCATTGACGCCGGAACTTCAATTCCAATCGGATGAACTTCCTGAATAACCCGCGCGTCAATAACATCGTGATTCCTGAATTCAATCGTTTGGTTGTTGATGTTCAACCTGACAATAGGATAAGTGTTTGCCATTAGGCCGGTCTCTTTTCCCGTGAAACAAAGGAGGCAGAAAGGCTTTTCCAGTAAGTCATTCCATTCTTTTGTCTCAACACACTATGTTTGACATTGGCAAAATACCCTTCAATCGCGCGCGTGCCTAAAACAGTGGGAAAAATAACCGTATGCCACGGAACTGGCTCAGTCAGCTTGTTCCACAATCGTGCGTATTCATCAGGGTTATTTATTGTCCCGAACTGGATTTCGTAATTATCGAAAATCCCGATCATCTCACGGTGCAATTTCCCATCAGTGGTACGCTCCGCGTATTTATCAAGCGCGTCCGCCATGCCGTCCATGGCAATAATTGGCACGTTGTAAGTTTCCCCGTCAATAATGATCATGCCGCGCTCCTTGTCAGCATACTCGCGCCAACACGCCTTTCGACCTTCTTTACTGCGTCATAAATAGCCTGACCATCGATTGTGATCTGATTGTGGATCATCCTGTCCTCAGTATTGAAGCCGCGCATTGCGCCCAGTTCTTCCCTGATGATCTGTCTGATCAGTCCTTCCGGGGCTTCTAAGTTGCGTCCAGAAGATTGATCGCCAAGAATTGCCGCAAAGGGGGCGTTAGGGGGAATTACAGCTCCGGTAGCAAGGTAGGGAATTTGAAGCCCAGAAACATAAGGAATATTTACTCCAAACCTGCGCCCTGCATTTTCCCCAAAGATTTTCCAGTTGGGCAATTCAAAATGAAGTGAGTTCAACATCTCAATAATGTTATTGATCCCACTTACAAGACCATTTAGAAGCCCATTTAAGAACCCAATAATTCCATTAAAAATCCCCTTCACAAACTCACCCAGCGATTCAAAGGGATGTTCCATGAACTCTTTAACCTTTTGCGAAAATTCGTCAAAAAGCTCTTTCACGGGTTCAGTAACATGTTCCGCAAACCACGTTGAAACGGTTTCCCAGATACCTTTGATGTCTTCCCATGTGCTTGTAGAGAAGTCTGTAATGTTATTCCATGCGTCAGAGAAAAAGTTTTTTACTGGAGTTGTTACATTGTCATTGAACCACGTTGAAACGGTTTCCCAGATACCTTTGATGTCTTCCCACAAGCTTGAGAAAAACCCAGAAATATCTACCCATGCGCCTCTGAACCAACCGATAACAGGTTCAATAACCTTTGTATTAAACCAGCCGGATACGTTAGTCCAAATTCCTTTGATCCCATCCCAAAGATTGACAAAATAACTTCTTACCTTTTGCCACAAACTTTTGAACCAATTGATCGTAGGAATAATAACTTTCGTATTGAACCAGTCTGAGACTACGCCCCAAACTATTTTGATTTTTTCCCAGACTTTTATCAACCAGTCTTTAATTTCACCCCAATGCTTGACAACCAACAATACCAAAACAGCAAGTACACCGGCAATTAATCCAGGTAAGCCAAAAATGGCAAAACCAATAGCGGTAACAGCAGCTACTATTAGCCAGAATGTTTGAGTAGTAAGTTCGCCTTTTTTAATCCAATCGATAATACCTATAACAAGTAAAGCAATACCTCCTATTAGTAAACCAATCATTGCCACTGTTGCACCAAAAACGATGTATAACCCTCCGAATATGAGAACTACACCCCCAACCATCAACGCCAGATTATTCCAATCAACACCATTTTTAAGGGCATCAAACGCGCCTTTGACAAACATCACAGCGCCAGATGCGATCAACATAATTCCAATTGTTTTAGTTAAATCCAATCCAAAAAGCTTACTAATGCCCCATGCAAGGATAGCAACGCCAACGGCTTCAGCAATGGTTTTGATCAAAAATAACTTGTCTTTCAGCTCATCTGCCCAGGGAAAATCAATTTCTTTTTCAACCCACTCACCAGGTAAACCACTGCCACTGCCACCGCCGCCGCCCCCCCCTGGCTCTTCTTGTTTGTTAAGTACATTAAGTTTGTCAAAGCTGGCTACTGATCCCTTAGCGGCTTGTTCTGCTCGCTCCATATTATCGGCATATTCACCTGAAACATAGACGCTGTAAGTAGACGCCCCAGTCAGAAGAGCAAAAAAGGCAGCTGCCGCATTCGCAGCACGGGTAAGCCAATCAACAATTTTCATAAGCGTTGGCATAAGAGTGTCTACCAATGGCATAAGTGCTGAATAGGCGGCGTTTTGAAGGTTCTTAAGAGAGAGGTTAAGTTCTTTAAACTTCTCCTTGAAACCGTCCATTTTCATGACCTTACTGAGTACTAATGTCATGGCCGTTAGAAATGCTGTGATTCCAACTAAAGCTCTTCCAGTCGCTTGCGCTGCAATAGCACCAGCATTGGTAAGGGACGCTGAAACTTTTTTCATTCCCTCACTGATGCCTTTAGCATCCAGTTTGGTCTTGATCCTTACTTCTCCTAAGTACGTTGTCATTTCTCACCTCTCCTACTCAGTAACTCGAATAAAGCGAGATTTTCATTTTCTCCTTCACTGAGAATATCTTCTGGTTCACAGAGATAAAACGCGTCTCCCATCTTTGCCGCGTATTCCCGTTCCTCTTTGGTCGCTTCACCGCTGTTTATACGCCGTCTCAAATTCACAAGGCTGCAAAATGCCGTATCCGCTCCCAGGTCTTGAAACAGTGCAAGAAATTGCCACCAATGAAGGTTGGCTTTTTGAAGATCAATTCCGTGTGTTTGTTGGAATGCCGCGTAGATCAATGCCGCGTCCTTTTCAAAAGAGTAGACACGACCAGTGTTTGTACTTGTTGTTACAAATTCTTCCAGCTCTTTCCCACCATCCAGAAACTTTACAGCAAGTCTTACCGCTTCGTTTACGTCTTCCGGGATGTTATCGCCATATATCCTGCTCAGTAAAAGCACTGCTTTTTCATCGTCAACAAGGTCATGGCTTTCCATGTCCAGAATGCATTGAAGACCAGTCTTAAAATCAAAACTAATGGAATATTCCACCCCATCAATTTCAATCGCTTCTGGAAGATCATCAACAAGAATGTTCACAAGAACCTTTACTTCAAAGCTTTATTGCCTTTAGCATATTTACTGAGCCGCTGATCGATCTTGTTCTGACTGACTGTTTGTAATTTACTGCTGACCAGTTCTATAAAATCGGATGTTGATTCAAAATCAAATCCATCGAAATAAAGTTTTTCGCTCGTTCCAACGCCAAACGTGGCGTCAATTTCCTTGCTAATGAATTCTGCAAGCTCAACCATCAGGTTGTGCGCGGCAATGTCTTTGAGCGGCACGCCGAGTTCATCTTCACCTTCCAACAAATCAAATTCTTGAATCTTTTTTTCAATTTCAATTTGTCGGCTTTTGACAGTTTTTCCAAGCCGATAAATACGATCACGCAGTTGAACATCATTGGGATTAAATGTGATCACCCTTTCAGGATCATCATCAATTACAATTTGAACTCGGTTTGTTTTAAGTTGTAGTCTCTCCATAATATGCCTTTCTGCCCCTGATATTTCACAGGGGCATAACGGATTAAGTGTTTGCAGTAAATGTCTTACCAGAGGGATCAAACTTACCCAGGATTGGATCACCAGCGTCATAGATCGTGTACTTGATCTTTGCGTCCGCTGCCCCTTCGCCGCCAAAACTTTCAATGGCAATATTGACCGGCA